CTGAGTTTGCTAAAGAAAAAATATCTCGCAAACGCGATAAATCAATTAAAAAGACAGAAATTATGGAAGAATTCAAAAAATGGTATATTATGCAATATGGTAGAAATAATATACCAAATGGTAAAGAAATTACTGATTATATGAACAAACAATATGGAAAATGTAATAGAGGCAAGTGGTATAATGTTGAAATTAATTATGAAGATGCTAGTGATGATGATATTGAAAGTTGAACTATAATATTTGTATAATGTTTAATATTTTATTTTAACATAGAAAATAAAATATTATAGTAACATATATGTTTTAATATTTTTTACTTTTATTTTTAGGTTGTTTCATTTTTTTTACTGAATATTTGTGTTTTCTCATTTTTTGTTTCTTATTTTTTGTAAAGTTTGCTTTCTTTGATTTATTTTTATGTGTTGTAAATTTTGATTTTCTTAATTTTCTTATACCAATACTAGCTCCTCTATTTTTAACACCCCAATCATGATAATCACTTCCCATAATTTTATTAACAGTTGCTGATATTATAGGTTTTTTATTCAAAAGTACAAAATAATGTCCATTATTAAACATTATTAAATTATCTTCAGCATAAGGATATATTGTTTGTGTGCCACTTTTTTTAACATCTAGAAAACAAGGTATGTAAGTAGTATAATAAGGGTCTTCGCCGCGTAGTTGTATATTTAAATCATATCTTAAAATTAAATAATTTCGCTTATAAGCATAGGCCAATAACACAAATATTTCATTAGGAATATTATTCAAATCTTTTAACATATTTAAACGTTCTCTAATTATTTCGCTATCTTGTAAAATACCAAACTGATTTATAGATGGTTTTGTATTATTTTGCGTAATAGTAATACCAATGGGGTGTGTAACTAAATCATATTTACGAGTTGTTTCATTAAATTTTTCAACTGCTGGTATAAATTCAATATATATTGACTCATTAGTTAATTGAAGTGGTAGACGAATACCAAGATCTATGTGTTGTTGTCTTGCTCTATAATAATTATCAATTCCAATCATTATATTATCTATTATTTGATCTCTTGATGATACTGGTCTAAAGTCTGGTTTATCTTGATTTGTAAGATTATAATCAACAGCAGTGCCATATAATCCGCAAAAACCATCGCCATTTGTATCAAGAACAATCCAATTTTTTTGACCAAACAAATTTATTAACTTTTGTTTTCGAATGAGAGCATATTCACTCGCATTTTTATCATAAGAACGTTGTATCCATTCTTCAAATGTTGATTGTATTTTTATTGGAATAGTACCATCAGTAAAAGGTTGAATTATTAGTCTGCTTGAACTAGATACTGTTTGTGATGTTTCTCCGCGCTCTTGTGTTTTTTTGCCTTGTTGTTGCTTTTCTTCAAGTTCTTGTATATGAAATAATTCATTAGCTGTTATATCTGAATTTCCATTATTACTTGTTAAAAGATTTTCAATAAGAGATGGTTCTAAATGGGGAAATAATTGTATTAAATGATTTAGTGGTTTTGAAGGTGAAATGCGTTTTGGAGGTGAAATGCGTTTTGGAGGTGGTGGCGGATGTTGTTTTGGAGGTGAAACGCGTTTTGGAGGTGGTGGCGGAGGTTGTTTTGGAGGTGAAACGCGTTTTGGAGGTGGTGGCGGAGGTTGTTTTGGAGGTGAAACGCGTTTTGGAGATGAAACGCGTTTTGGAGATGACTGTGCTTTTGTTTCTAATAATTCATTAAATGCTTTATCAAAATCTCCATTATTATTTTTCAAATAAATAATGGCTATTTCTCGTGATACACCAGGAAATAATGATGTTAAATTATCTATATCTGAAGGTATAGGTTGATGCGGTGGAGATTTTTTTTTTCCAAAAAGAAAGTTCATTCTATTATATATTACGTAATATTTTTATTTATAATATCTTCGTAACTTTTTGTATCTTCTTTTATGTTATTATATTCTAAAAAATATATATATCCTTCATAAGCAAAATTTATTAAGTGTCCTAATATTATAGGCATAATTAAATATAAGAATAATAATAAAACTAATACTTTATTTGTGTATTGTTTTTCGCTAAAAAACTTAGAAAATATTAAATATACAATTAAAACACTGTAATACACAATTAATATATAAAATATAATATTAATATAAAAATCATAATTATTTGATTGATATAAATTTTTTCTATTATCTACATGTAAATTTGTTTTATAACTATCTATTTTGCTCTGTATTTTTTCTAATTCATCTAATTTATTATATATAGTTTTTGAAAATGATTCTTTATGTAAATATAACGACTCATAATCTTTAATAAATGTTGAATAATAATTGTATAAAGAGTCTAATATTTCTTTTTCTTTGGTTATAAATTGTTTTATTGATGTATATGAATTATTTCTACAATCCTCTTCAAATGATGAAGTATTTTTAAAAGTAGCGTGTCGAGAAGCTAAAGCTTGTCTTGTAAATTGATATAATCCTTGATTTTCTAAACCTTCAATAGTATTTGTTATAAATGGAGAGAAGTCTTCTTTTTCTACTTTTTCTATATTTGGGCGAAATATATTTTTCCAATCATCATTAGTTTCTGTTTCAGTACCTTGTGCCGAATCCATAATAGGTCCTAGCAAGTCATTAAAGCTTGGTTGTATAGTTTCTGCTAAATTACCAATAGCACCTGGTACTTCTTGTGTAGAATTTTTACAATCTTCAATTATTTCATCGGCTGCTTGTTTACAATCACTAGGAATACATTCTTTGTTACCTTCAATAAATCCTTCACGATTACTAAATGTATCAAGATTATTAAAAGAAGATATTATATTTTTATAATCACTACACCATTTATTATTTGGACAATCATTAATACCTGAAGCACTATCACCCAAACTATTATTCAAAGCACTATTATATTCTTTCATAATAAAATCAGAATTTTTTTTTCCTACTAACCCAGTTACTGTTTGTTCAAAGGTGCTTGACACTGCTCTTGAACCTGCTTTATTACATTCAGCAATAACTCTTGGAACTTCGCTTGCGCAATTACATTCATTACAACCACTAGATTGTTTTGCGTTCTTATTTCCCATATTAAGATGCTAACTAATATATTTTAATATATTATATTATAATATATTAAGTAATTAATATATTATATATTTTTATTAAATGTTAAATTTTTAATATTAAATATTTAATGTTTTGTTAAATTAACATATATAATATTATTATTATGGGTTTGTAGTATTATTTATATTATTTATATTATTTATATTATTTATATTATTAGAAATATCTGTTATACTACTATTCATAGCAGTAGTAGTGCTATTTTGTAAGGATGTACCAACCAAATATTCTTTAGTATTATTATCATATGGTTCAACTATTGAATATGGAGGAGAACCACCATTAAAATATTCAGTAAAAGTTTCATTTGCTACACATCTATTTTTAACAGGGTCATATATTAATACACCAGAGCTTTCGGGGCAGCAATCTGCCCCAATACATGTAAGAGAAAATGATGATAGTAGATTGTTTTTTCTAGTTATTAAACCATTCTTTTCTAATATTGCTGCTTCTCTATCATAAGGTATACGTATTTTATCAAAATCTTTATTATCTCTCATGTATATATCTATAAATTTGCTAATAATATAAACAATTGTTAAAAATATAATAGACACAACCAAAATATTTGTAATACTATTAGGTAATAAAGAATTTTTATTAGCAATAACAATAGGAACAAGTATTACACACGCAAATATAATAATCTTTAATATATTAATGTATTCTTTATATGCTTTATCATAATATGTATTTAATTCTATTTTGCGCATTTTATCTATATTTTGTTGATCAATTTTATTATAAACACCTTCAAAATTATTTTGTTTTTCATCATTTAACATATAATCGGTTAAAACATTAGTAAAAAGATTGTCTTTTTTTATAACAAATTCACTAATAGCATTAGATGTTTGTGTATTTTTTACTGCTTGTATATCATTTACTAAATTTCCTGTAATTCTGGCTGCTTCTTCTCTAGCACTAGTCGCAGCACCCTGAAGTCCTTGATTGCCTTCTACAAAACCTTCTCTCATATTTGATATATGATCAGATAAAAAACTTCCGCCTAAAAAACTTCCGCCTATATTAGTAAAACCTTGAGTTTGTGCTGCCTGAACTCGTTGATTATTTGAATTAGTTTGATTTGCACGATTAGTAAGAAAATCATTTCCAAAAGTATTTAATTGAACAATCTTGGCTTTTTTAGCTATAATATGTTGAATATTAGCAGTAATTTGTACTTTAGCGTTGTCTATACGTGTTATGCTAGTATTTAAACTTTCAATACTATTTTCTATATTGCTAATAACTTGCCTAGTATTATCAGCAATAGATAGGGCATTTGCTCTTTGAGACATATCTAGACTTGTAATAAAATCATATGTAGCATCCAGTGGTTTTATAGTAAAAGATTTAATATGCTCTCCATCTTTTCTATTTGTATGATTAGATGTATTTGTTACTTTTCTTTGATAAATAGCTGGTAGTTGAGTATTTTTATTTAAATCATCATATTTACCATTACTTAAGATACGAGCAACATTTTGACTACCAGCATAATTATTTGGTTCGTAATTTGCCCAATTAGTAGTATTTGCATCATATGGTGTATTATCAACCCATTTCCAATTAGTATTTATATTTTTAGTATAATCATATGCTTGTCCACCCCCAGCAAAGTTATTTGGTATTAGAGCATTTTCATGATACAAACCAATATAAAAATCACCATATTGATATCTTGCATTTCCTATTTGTGTAAACATATCCTCTATTTCTGTACTATTTTTAAAACAAGCCAATTCTGCACCTTGTGCTTCGGCATTACTTTTATGTTCTAACCAAGTTCGTAGTGTAGTATCAACATAGTATGTAGCATTAGCTACTGGATTATTTTGCACTGAAGCTGGAATAGTTACTTTAGGAGTATTACTATTTGTATAAAAACTAATACTGCTACATAGAATAAGATTAGACATATTTGAATTTGTATTTGAATTTGTATTTGTATTTGTAATTTGAATTTGCATTAACCATTCATCATCTGAAAAATTAACAATTTGAATAGTATTTGTACCAGATACTATTCCTAATGTTTCAGATGCTTTAGTAGGTGCTTTATATAAAATTCGCATTCCCATAATTCCAAAACTTGAATAATGGACTTCTATTGTAGAAATTTTATTAGAATAATTATACACACTAAAAGGATGATTAGTTATCCATGCTCTTAGAGTTATTTCTTGTCCATTTATTAATATTTTTTTATTTCCTAAATTTGTTTTTTGAGTATTTAAATCATTTTTAACATTTGTTATTAGAGTAAGTGATGTTTCTAAAGCTTGCTGTTGACTATCCAGTTCTGCAATACTAGCAGTATCTGTTCCAATATTATTTAGTACATTTGTAGTTTTCTCTACTAATTGATTATTATTTATTAGTAATTTTTCTAAATCATTTAAATCCGTTGAATTAATAGCATGTAAGGCAGCACTATTTAATGAAGTATATGTACTTGGAGTTGGAGCTGGAGTTGGATTTGTATTTGCCATATTATATTTACTTATATATTATATATAAATAAATATAATATATAAATAAATACATTTTATAGTTAAATATATATTATCTATTTAACTTTCTTAAAAAAACTAAAAACATTATTATAAAAATACAAGCAAATATTGAGTAAATAATGAAATTTATTTTATTTGAAGCATTTTTTTTTTCTAAATCTTCTAATCTAGCATTATTTAACACATTATTTTTTCTTAAATTATTTATTTTATTTGTATAATCATAAACTAAAGGTGTTCCTGCTGGTGCTCCTTGTAATATTTTACTATTTAATGAAGTATTTAAATTAGTTACTTTTCCTAAAGGATCAACATATAACATTATATATAAATTTATATTTTATATTTTATATTTTATGTTATGTTTTATGTTTATGTTTATATATGTAATATATAATATATAAACATTGTTTTAATATTTATAATTTCAATTGATGTGTTATAATTAATACTATAAATGTGATAATAACTATATATGCTATTAATAATTTTTCATTTATAAAAATGGAAAATTTATATAAAATCAATATTATAATAGTCATAACCATAATAAATGCTAAAATCAAATACCTTATATTATTTACCATAAAATTTTCAGATTTTGCATCTAATACTCCATCTAAATTATCAGAATTTTTTACCATATTATATTTTTTTTTAATATCTTCTAGAAAATCATTATTTCTTGAAAGAGGTGCCAAAATAGTATTACTTATATCACTATTGTTATACATGTCTGTATATAGTACGTTTCTAGAACTATCAAATATATTTCTATTCAAAGTATCAAACTTTCTATATAATGCTTTGTCTTTATTTATTGTTTCTAGTGTTAAAGCATGATAAGAGGCATCATAATTAGGAGATAGTGGATCTAAATCTTTTATTTTGTTTCTATTTTGTTCTATACTATATAAATCTGCTAAAACATTTGTGCTTTCTATTAAATAAGGGTCTATATAACTTATATCAGTTTTGTTATATTGAAAATAATTTTTATTTATATAACCAATACCATTATAAGTTCCTGCGCCATAATCTGAATAAGAAAATGGTTTTGAATTACAACTTATTTTAATAGGATTTGTAGAAGTTCTAGTTCCCTTAAATGTAGTACATGAACTATTATTTAAAGCAAAAACATTACAACTATTATCATTACATAAAGCTTCACATTCAGTTATAGTCTTATTAGAATAAGGCTGACCTGCTCCTAAATTATAAATATGTGTATTTCTATTTTTACATACATCTACATATTTGCCAACATCAAAATTTTCAATAAAATAATCTTGG